CTATGCTAATCAAATAGAAATATCTAATACTGGTAATTATGTAAAGCTAAATGAAAATACTACAATTACTGGAAATGTAAATGCAACTGGTGTTTATCAACTTGATGGAACTACGATAATTAATTCAGATGGTAATTTTGAAGTTCATGATACAAGAAGTGCTACACCTTCAACAGATATAGGGTTAAAGGGTGTAAGATTTGATTTTAAAAATAATAGTGCAGATGGATTATCAGATGGTGGTAGTTATCATGGTGTAATGACATTTCAACAATGGGGTGATACATCAGGTGGACATATCCATGCCTTAGGATTTACAGATAATGGCTATGTGCATCATAGAAATGCAAGTATTGGTGGAACTTTTGGTAATTGGAAAAAACTTATACAAGAAGATGAGTCAGGAAATGTGGGCATTGGAGTAGCATCACCTGCAAGTAAATTACACGTGTCAGGTGGAGATTCAAGACATTCAGGTGGTAAACTAATTTATGAAGCAGGTGGAGTATCTGATTATTTTAAAATCCAAAGAAGTTCATCAAGTGGTAGAAGTCAAATACAATTAGCAAATGAAAGTGGTACAGAGCTTTGGAGATTTGGAACAACTGGTGGTGGAAGTGAAGATTTTTCATTTTGGGATGGAAGTTTTAATCATTTAGTATTTGATAGAAGTGCAAATAGTGCAACTTTTGGTGGTAAAGTCGGTATAGGAGAAAATAGTCCTGATAGAAAGCTACACATTACAGGCTCCGAAAATGAGTTAATGTGTTTGGAAAGCACAGATACTAATACAGATCTAATATTTGCAGATACTGGTGGTAGTGTAAGAGTTAGAGGTGCATCAGGAAACTTTGATGTATATACAGGTGGTACAGCAAGTAGTACAAGTGCATCAGGAAGTACTTATGCTTTTAGAATTGAAAGTGATGGAGATTTTAGGCTAAGAACACCTGAAGATAAAAGAGTATATATTGGAGATGGTAATGAGTTTAGTATAAGACACTCATCAGGTGGTTATAATTTATTTGATAGTTCTAATGGTGCTTTTTATTTAAGAAATACAATTTCTAATCAAAATATTTATTTTGGTATTAATGATGATGGCACAACAAGGTATCCAGTTACAATTCATGGTGCATCAGCAAATTTTGGTATACATAACACTTCACCAAAAAGACAAATTGATATAAATAGTTTAGACTCTAATTCAAGATTAAGATTTACAAATACTTCTACTGGAACTTCAGATGGTAGTGATGGTTTAGAAGTAGGTATGGAAGGTGTTGATGCTATCTTTTGGAATAGAGAAAGTGGTATGGCAAGAATAGCAACAGCTAATACTGAGAGAATAAGATTTAAATCAGATGGTAAAGTAGGTATTAATGGAGATACCACTGATGCTTTTTTAAGACTAAACTCTACTTCAAGCCAACATGCATTTAAGATCATAGGAACTGGTGCAAGAGCATCAGGCAGATATGCTTTACAAATTGATGACAATGATACCAATGGTAGAGGAACTATGGTCATTGATAATGTATCAGGTGATGGTTTAAAAATTACCACTCAAGGTAGCTATACTGGATTAACACTTGTAGCAAACAATGATGGTAGTAATCCTGCTAAAACTTGTCATATTGATATGACTTCTTATGAAGGTAGAGGAAATGGTATTTTTCACTTTGATGCAAACTATTCAGGTCAAGAGTGGTTTAGTGGATTGAGATATGCAGGTAATATGACTAATTGGCATGTAGGATATGATGCCAGTGGTGGTCAAGCAGAATATATTGCTAATGCTAAAATTCTTGTAGACCAAAGTGGTAATTTTCATGCAGATGCAGATGTTACAGCATTCTCAACTACTACTGGATCAGACAGAAGATTAAAAAAGAATATTAAAGATTTACCTTATGGCTTAGATGATGTCTTAAAACTAAGAGCAGTAGAGTTTGACTGGAAAGAAAAAAGAGGTGGTAAACACGATATCGGTGTTATAGCACAAGAAATACAAGAAGTTATTCCTGAAGTAGTAAATGAAGTCCAAACTATTGGTAAATCATCAGAAGAATTAGAATCTCACTTATCAGTGGATTATGGAAAAATTGTATCTGTTTTAATTAAAGCAGTTCAAGAACAACAAGAGCAAATAAATAAATTAGAGGAGAAGTTAAATGGCTAAAGTAATCGGATTAAAAACTACTGATGATGTGGCAGTACCACAAAAACAAGTAGAGATCAAAAATATTACTACTATGAAAGATGCATCAGGAAATGATGTAGAAGTAGTAAGTGGTGTAAATGTAATGCCAGTAGATGATGCTATATCACAATGTGAATCAAGAAAAACTGATTTAGAATCACAGCTTACTGAATGTGAATCAGAATTAGCAGAATACATAGCAATTAGAGATGCTGAATAATGGCATTACCAGTAATACCAAATCACCCTACTGATGAAATAAAAATGAGTGATATTAGAAAAAGCTGTAGTGTAGATGTATCTTCTCAGGGTAATAATTATAGTTTAAAAGGATTGTCAGTGAATAATCCAAGTCAATCTTATAATACTATTTTTAGAACATTACTACCAAGCACACCACAAACTACAACAAATGGTAGTTTGGCAAATTGGTTAGTAGGAACTTTTGGAGATCCAACTTACGATAGTGTACAAACAGGACATAGAATGTCTGAGTTTCCAGTAGGAAGAAGTGCAGAAACTGATGGATATTTACCAAGATAAAATTTTATTAACAAAACGAGGGCTATAAAATGAGTGAAGAAAGAAAAATAACAGTAAACGATCAAGACTACAATTTTGACGAATTATCACAAGAGCAACAAATTCTTGTTGAACACATTGAGAATTGTAGAAGGCAAAAAGCTAATTTTGCATTTCAAATTGATAGAGAATCAGTTGCTGAAGGTGCATTTGCTAAAATGCTAACCGAATCTTTTGACAAAAAAGAAGGAGATAAAGATGAATCTGATAGTGAGTAAGATTTTAACAGGTATATTGAGTGAAAAAGTATTAATTGCTGTGCTACTTAGAGTTGGAGATTTTTTAGTAGAAAAATCATCTAATGAATTAGACAACGAAGTTTGGGCGGAAGTAAAAAAAGCTCTAAAAAAGTAGTGATGGTAGAAAATACAACCTTCGAGTCGGTTATTAGGAAGGTAATCGAACACGAGGGTGGATATGTGAACGATCCGCACGACAAAGGTGGAGAAACTAATTTTGGTATTAGTAAAAGATGGTTTCCTGATGTAGATATTAAAAATCTCACAGAAGAAGAAGCTATAAACATTTACTATAACAATTATTGGATTCCTGCAAAAGTAGATCGCCTTCCAAATGATTTGAGGTCTACTTATTTTGATATGTGCGTGAATATGGGACAAAAACAAGCAGTCAAGGTACTGCAAAGAGCCATAAATAGCAAAAAACGTTCAAAAATAGATGTAGATGGGCGTATCGGTAAGCAAACGATACAAAGTGCCGATAAAATAGATAAAAGGCGTTTACAGGCTTATAGATGCAAATTTTACGCAGATCTTGTAAGTCAGGATAAATCGCAAGAACGATTTTACTATGGGTGGTTTCGAAGGGCTATTGATGTATGAAAAAGAAAATAAAGAGTACAGGTGTCATATTTGGTGATATGCACTTTCCTTTGCACGATGAATCAGCATTTAGTTGTGCATTAAAGGTAATTGAGAAGGTTAAGCCTGATATATTTATCAATTTAGGCGATTTTGCAGAAGGGGAATACGTATCACATTGGCGTTGGAGCAGAAGAAAGCGACCGCCATTAGAATATCAACTTCCTTTAATTGATAAAGAAGCAGAAGAAGTGAATATGCATATGGATCGCATAGACTATGCTTTGAAAAAAGTAGGCTGTAAGAATAAATATCTTGCAATGGGGAATCACGACAATTGGTATAATGCTTTTGTTGAGGAAAACCCTTATTTAGATAAATACAAGCCTGAAACATTGTTTAATGTTGAAAAGCGTGGTTATAAATGGTTTCCTTATGGAGAGATCTTTAAAGTAGAAGATTCAAAGCTATATGCATATCATGGAGGGCATTATGGTTCAGTCAATCACAGCAGGGCGACAGTGCAGAACTTGGGCTGTAATATAATCTATGGGCATACACACGACTGCCAACGTAGTGTTGTTCAACATATATCAGGAGTACATATTGCACAAAGTATGGGCTGTTTATGTAAGATTAAAAAGGATTTTTTAAAAGGCAGAAAAGTAAATTGGACGCACAATGTTGGGATCGTAGACTTTTTCGATGATGGGTGGTTTAATTTAATAACGTTAGACATACATAATGGTATGACAACTTGGAACAATGAAATAATTAAAGGGGACAAATGGACTTAGCAGAATCAATTAAAAAACTAAAAGAGTTAAGCGTAATTCTTCAAACAAAGACAATATCAGACAGGGAAAAAGAATTTTACACGCCTGAGTTATTTAAAGTGATTGATAAGTTAGAGATTCCTCAATTAATAGGAGAATTAGATAATGAGTACGTATCTTGATACATATTGCACAATAGATGATATACAATTGGTAGCCCCATTTGTATTCGATTATGACAGGAAAAGAACAATAACTAATTGGGTAAGTCATAGTGGCAGTGGTAATTCCGAAATATGGAAAGCTGGTAGTGTTGGCAAATTTACAATGCTATATGAAAATGACATAGAACAAACCTTAGTAGCAGACATTGCAAGCGTAAACGCAGATGGCAAATACTACTTTGATGAGGACGCTGATGTCGTTTACTTTATGCCAACAACAAATAGCGACCCAAACTTTGACGTGACTGTGACAGCTGGTAGGGATAATAAAACTCTTTTTAACGAGTTTATATCAAGAAGTTCTGACTTTGTGAGATCTTATATTAATAAACCTATTTATAAAAATAAGGGTGTCGGAACAGGGGATAGTTTAGGTAGAGATTACCCTGAAATAATTGTAAGGGCTACCGCATTGTTGTCAGCTGCTATGGCAATATTACCATATGATGAACAACACGGACTGCGTTTACAAAACCAAGTGTATAATCAAGAAGGCGGTACAGGGCTTTTAGACTTGATTCGCAAAGGGGTAATTAGTTTAGATCAAGATGAAGATGGTAGAGATAAGATAGTGAAAGAAGTTGCTATTGACGCAAGCACAACAGGTGCTATTGTAGATACTTATGGTTATCCACAAACATCATTTGACAGAATTAAAGTTATTATAGAAACAGGCGGAACGTTCGCAGCAGGAAGCACTTCTACTGTAACTTATAAAACTTTCATAGGTAATGATTCAGGGCTTAAAGTAAACGCTTCACAGGAAGCAGAAGTAATTGATGGTAGTTTTCAACCAGTAGGACACGGAGTTTATGTAAGATTTTCTACTGGGGTTTATACTGCAAACGACGAATGGGAAGTTGAAGTGTCAGGATTAGATCACACAAGCGGTGGCGGAATAGAAACAATACAATTAAAGAGGAGATAATTATGCCAAGAGGTAAAGGAACATATGGTAAAAAAGTAGGAAGACCTAAAAAGAAAAAGAAAATGGGTAAGAAAAAATAAAATGGCAATAACATATCGAGGGGTACGTTTTGCAGGATATAATAAACCTAAAAGAACACCTAAGCACAGAACTAAATCACACGCTGTCTTGGCTAAACAGGGCAACAAAATAAGATTAATTAGATTTGGGCAACAGGGTGTTAAAGGTGCTGGTAAAAAACCAAGAACTGCGTCAGAAAGAGCAAGAAAAAGATCTTTTCAAGCAAGACATAGAAAAAATATTGCTAGAGGTAAAATGAGTGCAGCTTATTGGGCAAATAAGGTAAAGTGGTAATATGGCAAGAGTAATATTTGAAAATGTTTATAAAAATAGAGTGTTGGATAATATCCAAAAACTTATTAAACAAACTATTCCTAGTGTACCTTTATATTATGATGAACATAGAGGGCAAGAAAGTTTTTTATTAAGACCATTATCTGATACTTTTATTGATTATGCAAGTAATGCACACGTCAGACGATATGAAACTTTAATTAGTTTTCAAATTATTTCAGGTTCTGATTATACAAGAGATAAAGATATACAACGATTAACTGATGTTGCAGAACTTGTAAAAAGAATTTTTTTCAATAATAAAGGTCTTGAAGCATTAAACTTAACAGAATGGTATAATGCTAAAGTAACAGATATTATCTATGAAAGAGATGAAGAAGATACAGAAGTAGAAAGATTTGTAATGACGTTAGAATGTAATGTAAATGAGGTAATTGAATGAAATATAAACACATAAAAGGTTTACAATATCATTTACCAAGATACGTAGATATAGAAAAAAGTAAATATCACGATCTGTTATCAGGTAAAGAGGTTGTATTAAAAGAAAAAGAAGTTGATTCTTTAAAAGACTTGGGGATCAAGCTGAAATCAACAGAAAAAAAAGTTAAAAAAGAGGAGAAGATAACAAATGGCTAAAGTATATGGCGGAAGTCAGTATTCTATAGGTATCAAGCAAAAAGATGGATCTAATTTTGCTTCAGCAGCAGCGACAGATACCGCTTACCAATTACTTCCTGTAATTAATGTATCTCAACCTGTTCTCAATCTTATAAGTTCAGGAGAGATACGAAGCAATACACCAGGTATGGTAGAATTAGATACTGCACAATTTAGATCACGTAAAGGCGGAAATGTAACATTAGATTTTGAAGTACCTGCTGAAAGAGCATTTCTTTCACGTATGGTGGCTAATGTATTACAAGATCACACAGAAGGCGGTACTGGTGCAAACCTTACACACACTTCAAAAGTAGCAGACGATGGGACTGTAGATGCTGTTGGCAGATTAGTAAGACCTGATTTTGACGCAAGTTCAAGTGCAGGTATTCCAAGCTTGTTTGATATTGCAATTTATGGTGCAGCGACTGGGGAAGATAAACTTATGACAAGTGCTTCACTTTCATCATTGACAATGAACTTTGATATGACTGATGGTAGACTATTATTAAGTGGTAGTTTCTATTCAGGGTTTGCAAGCAATACTAAATTCTTAGTAGGACAAACTTTGACAGGCGGTAGTGTAGCAGGAACACCAAACTTAACAAGTGCTTCACCGACACAAATTGAATCATATTTTGATACAAAACAATTTGATGTTAATGGAACACCTGCAACAGCAGTTATCACAGGAGTTTCTTTCACTATTGAGAATAATTTAGCAAGAGTTGGTAGAGATTCTGCTGGAGATGCTGAAAATTATGCGTTTGGTGTGCCTTCTGTAAACATTACAGGAGAAATATCATTTATGTATGATGACAATTTTAATGATGGTGCAAACAATGTTCTTCAAGATTTTCTTGATGGCGATACTGCGACCTTAACATTAAAACAGGGATCAGGAGCAATTGATACAGCAGGCGAACTATCAATTGTTGCAGAAGTATATTCTACTGCGGTTAATTATGATTTAAATGCAGACACAGGTGCAATTATTACAATACCATTTAAAGTTGTTCAACCAACTTCAAGTGGCGTAGCTAATGGTACTGCGTTTGAGTTCATACACGTAGATGGCGTATCAAATTCAAGTTGGTAAAATAAGGGGGATTAAATGAAGGTTAATATGTTCAAAAAAGAGTGGGAAGTGAAGTCAATTACATATAAAGAGAAAAGAGAACTATGGCAATTAAGTTTAAATGCTTTTCAAGATGGGAAACCAAATCAAGATGAGTATTTTCAACTATTGAATAGAGTAGAGCAAATTTCAGGATTATCTGAAAAAGATCTTGAGAAGTTGCCTATGAATGACGTAGATACTTTGTTGCAGGAAATTTATTCTCAATATATGGGGCTTGCAAAAAAAGACTCATAGGACTTTGTTGTTATGTGTGGTTTTCCCAATTGGGTTTTCCACACATATCGTTGAGTTTTCCTTATAAAAGACAAAGCCCTTTAACTAAACAAGTAAAGACATATAAGAATATAGATGACGTATGGGAAGAAGTGTATCTGCTACTGGAAAAGTGGCAAGATAACAAATTTTCTCTTGGGAGAAATCTATACTTCCATATACCCCTATTTGCTGATCCTAAGTGGTTAGTAAACACACAAGACAATCATTACTTAGTCGAATACAACTTAATGAAAGATTTTAATATACCTTTGGCACAAGACTTAGATAGTGCTGATGCAAGAAGAATTGAAATTTTTGAAACTATTAATAGAGAAATAAAATCAATACAAATTTATATGGGCGAACAAAATGGCAAATGATAAAAGAATAAGAATATTAGTCACTTCTGATACAAGAAATGCTGTAAAAAATCTTGATAAATTAGAAAGACAATCAGATGATACTAAGCAATCAGCGACAGAACTAAGTTCTGCGTTTAAGAGTTTATTCGGTGCAGCGGTATTAGGAGCAGGTGCAAGAAGTATTGTTCAAACTGCAAGCAACTTTGAAAGCTTAGAAACAAGCATTATACAATTAAAAGGCAGTACTGAAGCAGGTCAAAAAGCATTCCAAACATTTAGCAAAATTGCAGCTACTACACCATTTAAACTGCAAAACGTAGTAGAAGCTGGTGTAACTATTGAGGCATTTGGAGCAAATAGTGAAGATACGCTGAAAGCGATAACAGACTTAGCAGCATATATGCGTGTTGATGTAGTAGATGCAGCTGGAGCATTTGGTAGAGCATTTGCAGGTGGTGCAGGTGCAGCAGACGTATTAAGAGATCGTGGTGTATTAACTCAAGTTAAATTAAAAACAGGTTTTGACGATCTTTCCAAAATGACTTTACCTCAATTTCGTGAAGCATTAATTGATACATTGACAGATCCTGATGGAACTATTGCTGGCTCTACTGATGTATTAGCAGCAACTTTTAGTGGTAAAGTTTCTAATATGGAAGATGCTGTTGATTTATTGCAAGAAGCAATAGGTGTTAGACTTATAGGACGCTTAGGAGATATGGCTGTTGCAGTAGGAGATGCAGCGAGAAATGCAGCCGAGTTCATTAATAATTTGTCAGATGAAAACATAGCAACTTTACAAAAAAATGTGACTATTATGGCAGGTATGGCGTCTGCTTATTTATTATACACAAAAGGTGCTGTGATTGCAAGAACTGCAACTATAAATTTAATGAAAGCAGCAAAATTTTTATTGATATTTGAAGTTATTAATACAGCAGTAATTAATATTTCGCATAATTTTGAAGCGTTAAGCAGAAAAACAGAAGAAACAAAATTAACATTAATGGAATATGCTTTACAATTAAAGATATTTCAATTCAATAGCGGTGCTTACTTAAAACCGACACACGAATTTACAAAAGAGTTGGAAGAATTAAGAAATGGAATAATTGAAACAAAACAATCATTAGCAGATAGTGAGCCTGTTGAGCCATTAGATTTTCAAACAGATAATATAGATAAATATTTCGATTTAATGAATAGTATGAAAGATATAGATCTAAATACAGAAAATCTTAAAGAGGAAATAGACGAATTAGTTGACTCTTTTGTAGACTTAGGCGGTGCAGCGACTGAAACAGGAAATGCTGTTGTTAAATCTCAAGAAAAATCATTAGAGTCAAGCATACAAAATATTGCAGCACAGGGAAAGCTAAACAAAGAGCAAACTGTAAATACTATTAGAAACAAAGTACAAGAAGCGTCAGCATCGCATATTGCAAACATATTTAAATCTGTACCATTTCCATTAGATGTAATTCTTGCAGCAGGGGCTCAAGCAACAATAGCAGGAATATTTAATACAGTAGTTAGCGGTGGTGGTAATAATTTTGCAACAGGTGGTAGTTTTATTACAAATAAAAAAACAACATTACCGATTGGAAATGGTATAGTTGTAGGAGATAATGCAAGCGGTATGGAACGTGTAGATATAACACCATTGCCTTCGCCTATGCAATCTAATCAAGGGAATATTACAATAAATATCACTGCACCATTAGTAGATGAAACAGTAGTTGATCATATTATTCCTGCAATACAAAGGGCTCAAAGGTTAGGACTATGAGCAATGTAACAACTTCGTCCGCAAAAAATTTTATACCTAAAAAATTATTTGGTATGAAAAAGAAAAGTATAAAACAAAAATTAAAGAAACCGAAAATAAAATTAAGGAGATATTAAAGTGGAACTTAGCAAAGGAACTAAATTCACATTTAGCATTGAAACGCTGATTAGTATTAGTGTTACCATATTTATGGTAGTTGGGTTATGGTTTAATCTTCAAGCCGACATTGAAGAAGCAAAACAATTACCTGAACCGCCTATAAGCAGAACAGAATACGATCTTAAAGACCAAATGATTAGAAACTCAATTCTAAATACCGAAGAAAAAGTAGAAAAACTAGAAGATAAAGTAGACGACATTAAAGAAGATACCAGAAGTATTAATGAAACTCTATTAAATATGAATAATAAATAGGATATGAATT